ATTAAGATGTATCAAATTTCTTATAGAATACCACAACATCTACGATAGGTTCAGTGGTAATATTTGTATCTGTGTAAACTAGTTTTACGTCTGCAGTACCAGCAAGCAGCATTGTTGCTCGGCCGGCAGGAAAACTTTGATCTGTATTTCCTACAACATATTGTGTTCCTGCAGCAACTCCTTGAGAAGGATTATTAATTAAGCTCAGACCAGAAAAACTAGATCCTTTGATATTAGATGTTGAACCACCATATGTTAAAGCAACGTTATCGATTGTATGTGCTGTACCACCGCCGGCTGTTTTGATTGTTATCAGAACGTCTGTAATCATAGAAGCAGCAGGAAGATCTAAAGTTGTATCTAAAGGCGATCCACCGTCAGTAAGAGTTAAGCTTTCTTTTACCAATTGACCATAAGTAATTCCATAAGCAGTAGTATTTTCCATTTTGAAAATATCACCAACGGTTTCTTTAATATGTAAACGAGCATCAGCAGCTTGGACTGCATCTCCAATAGCTATCCTACCACCTGTTGCGATAGAAAATCTAGACGAAACATCATTACCATCTGCTGTGGCAATTTGAAATGTTCGAAGGGAGTTATGAGTCTCAGAATTTAACGAAAGAATAAATGGTTGATTAGTATACGAGCCTGTAAAACTTAAATTGGCAGTTCCTTCTAAACCCATTAGAAATTGATAGGCCCCGGCTGTTGAAGTTTCCTGTGACATATAAAGACTAGGGTTTTGATCTTCTCCTCCTGAGTTGTCGGTATCTGCGACCAATCCGAGTGTAACGTCTTGTGTACCTTGTACAATCAAGCTGGTGTCTCCTGAGCTAGCAGCGATTTTAACGTCGCCATCAACATGCAATTCACATTCGGGAGAACCTACGCCGTTGATTCCTACTCTACCGGTAGAAGCATCACACATTAGAAGCGGATTTCCTTCGTTGGAGCCGTTGCCCTTAACAATAAAGTCAACATTGTTGCCTCCGTCATTAATGGTAACATCGTGAGGAGCAGAACCTTTTTCCTCCATAGTAACCATCGCTTTTCCGCCAGCCTTGAGGACTATTTTATCATCAGCAAAATTGATGAGTGTGTTACCATCTCCATTGTGATAAATATATTGATCTACTCCAATATTGCCTACCACGTCAAGTGTATAGTCGGGCGTTAACGTTCCTATTCCAACTCTATTATTATCAGCATCAATAAACAAAGTTCCAGAATCAACATTTATATCATCATCACCACTGCCTAAGTCAATATCACCATCAACTGCAAGAGATCCAGTGATAGATGCATCAGCTCCATATATACTACCCATAATATTTCTCCCAATATAAATAGATTATTCGTTTCCACAAACCTCTTTATCTATAATTTCCATAAGATTTGAATACATTTGCGTAGAACTATGGCTTAGCTCATACCACTTTCCACCATTGATAAGAGCCAAAGGTTCCCATCCAGTATCGCCAAACGGCATTGAAGAATTTTTGCTTGTTAGATTACTAAAAGTATATATAACCGTATCTAGCGACGTCGCAATCATACTTAATAGAATATCTTGTGTTACTCCATCGTAATTTGAATTCCAACTACCACCTAAAATACTTTTTGGTATCATAAAGCTTTGCCCATGTTCATCGGAGAAGGTAATAATAACTCTTTTTGCATTCGGACGCCAGTTAATTTTAAAATTTTCAAGTTCTGGAATCGATTCTTGTATTGCATCTCCAACCATTGTTGTCCATGTCATTTCGTCCAAGCTCCATGGCTCTGCACCTGTCAAATCCATTAAGGAAAGATACACAGCATCATAAAGCATTTCGTGTTGTCCGTTCATTGTATTTTTGTCGAGAGAAGAAAATTTATTCATAAAGTCTTCAAATGATGCCAAATTACTAACTATTTCTAAGTAATTCTTAGCACCATAATTACCAGGAACCCGCGGACCAACAATTAATCCCCATTGTATAACTTCTTCGTCTTTATAATTCTTAGCGAATTGATTTAAGGCCATTAATACAGCTTCAATTTCAGAATGCATAGATCCAGACCAATCAATAATAAAGAGAATGTCAGTATCTTCCATTTCACCTTCTTTATCAACCTCTCCATCACAATCGTCATCTTGCCCATTACAGCTATCCTCTAAGAGCGGCAAGACCTCATCCTTACAATACCCCTGTATAAACACTCCGGATGCGTTATAATGCCCCCAGGCGCCCTTCTCACATGTTTGCATACCAGCTAGACAGATTCCTACGTTGAGAGTGTCCGGAGGTCCGGTATAACACATCTTATATAAATCTTCATCAATCAACTGATTACAATTATCATCATGATTATTACATAGCTCATATGGAAGCGCCATACCTAAAAGAGGATCACAATTTGGATCCAATGGAGTTTGCCATGCACACATAGCAAAACAGGGAGTAAAACCAATTACTGTGCAATCTTGTGTTTTACATTCACAAGTTTTATATCCTGTACCACAAAGCAGTGGATCTTCTTCACAAGGAAATAAAGTTCCAATGTCTTGAATAGTACAAAGACAATCTAAGCCTTCATCAACGGCGCCGTCGCAGTCATTATCAAATCCATCACATATTTCTTCTTCGGGCTGTTTCGCTGTACAGGAACCCCAATCACCGTCGACACAAGTTTCATAACCGCTTTCACATTCTGTGTTACACGGTCTAACTAAATTTTCATCGACCAATCCGTTACAATCATTATCAATACCATCACATATCTCTGGATCTTCCGCGCCGCACTCGCCGCAAGCATTTAATTGGCCTTCATCAATTTCACCATCACAATCATTGTCTAGACCGTCACAGATTTCTTCGATACATTCAGTTTCACATTTTCCTTCTTTGATATGTCCTTTATCACAATAGATGGTTTTTTTACCTGGTAATCCCATTGGGGTTACACAATCTTCTTCGCCCATTTTAAACTGACTAGGATCACATTCAAGAAATTCTTCACACTCACTCATCGAAATAACTTCTGGAGGATCTTTACAAATATCTTTTACAACAGCAATCCTAAATAAAGGTCCACTAACTCCTGGACAAAAATAGTATTCTGTACGATAACAGTCTAACTTATATTTCTCCGAAGGTACAACTGTAGGTAGTTCTTCATCATCTGCTTGCGATATATCAGCAAACGTCATTTGCGGATCATCCATGAAGAGGTCACTACACGATAAAGAGATGAAACCCAATGATAATATGAGCAAAAACTTTTTCATAATTACATAAGTAACTATGCATTACCCATCTTTTTTGTAATCATCAACTTATCAAATTTTATTTTTTCATGTTCTTTTTGAAGAGTTTCCGACCAATTCTTTATATCGGATGCTGTTATTTCTTCAAGCATATCCCATAAAGATTGGTTCTCGTCTATCAGTTTTGCAATTTCTTCATTCAATTGCTTAATCTGTAATTTTAATTTTTCGACAACTTTTTCATTTTTCATCATCAATACCTTCTAATAGTTTTCTACACAATTGAAGTATGATCTTATTATAATCATCGAAAACATTAAATTTATTTAAGCTAGCCTTACTGTACCACTCTCTTATTTGTTCATCTGTTATTTCTTCATGTGAGTGATATGGGCTCAATCTTCTTTACTCCAATTTTCGTCTAGCTCTTTCGTATCGCCGCTTCTTTTATATGGTGGACCGTCCCATGACCCTACGACATCAATAAGATCGTCTATAGGTCTTTGAAATGTTTCAACTTTCTTTTTTGATTGGTTTCTACTAGGTTTTGGCATATTTGGCAAATCGGTTTCCAATCTAAACCCCATGTCAATATTTTCACTATCAATTCTTTCGAGAGACAAAGTAGCACCATCCTCACATAGACCCATAGTATCTTCTATGAAAGCTACATCCTGTTCATTTTCAGGAATGATTCTAATGGTGAATCTATCGAATTCAATTTTCATTCTAAGTCATGGCCATCCTTTACTTTTTCTATATCTTCTACATCTTCAATTATTTTAAGCGCTTCAAGAGTATGATCAGTACCAACGTTGGTGTGCATCTCTCTAAGATTTCTCTTTGCTTCAAGAACAGATAATTTACCTTTTTGAAATTCAATACACACTAAACACATAATCAACACCCCACGATTAAAGCATACGCTATAGTACCAAACATGATAAAGGAAGACAAGATCAGCATATAAATGGTAATCTCATCTTCCCTATCATATTTCATTTAAAAACCCTTTCTTTTGCAGTTTGCAAAAGCGAAGGCATGAATGACTTCTTAAGTCGAAGCAAACGATCAAACTTGACCTTGCCTTTTACATCATTCACCATCGCTTGTGGCTTGGCAATAGTGCCATCAATAAGCTGGTCGGAGAAATCATAAAATTTAGATTTTGCCTTTCCACCTCCGGCGATAGCACTAGTGCTGAAAATTAAAATTGTTAAGATTGTTAAAACTGATAAAACTTTTTTCATTGTGTCCTCCTGTAAGACTTCTTATATTTATAATATAAGAACATTTTTTAGACTTTCTACTCTTTAATTGAATTTTATTCACTCACCCCTTTTAAGAGTTTTTTTAATAAGACTTCTGTTTCTTCAACAATATCATAGTCTTCTAGATCTTTATAAGTAACCCAAGCTGTGTCTGTATGTTCAAAATTGATTTTGAGATCTCCGCTAAAACCATGAGCTATGTAATAATGAAGACGGCCATTAGATTTGAAGTGTTCCAAATTAGAAACGTCTAAATTGGTTTCTTCTTTAGTCTCTCTAATCGCTCCTTCTTCATAGGTTTCACCTTCTTGAACATGTCCACCGGGTATAGACCACTGATTGGCCCCATAACCTACTTCTTCGCTTCTTTTCATAAGCAATGCGCGTTCTTGCGAATCCAATACGATAACCAATCCAACTTGATCAGTATCTTTTTCATGAGCTTCACCGACGCGCTCAGACATAAAACTTCTCCAACTTTCGAATATTGTTTGCATATTTTGTTAACTCTATTAAATCTTCTGTACTAAAGTGGTGTGCGATATCTTTGTATAAAAGCTTAGTGTTTTCAACAGGTTGGACAATCTTTTTTTCCATCTCTCTTATTTTCAAAGGCTTAGGGAAAATATTTATCAATCTATCCACTTCTGGTAAAAACATTATATT